CCAGAGGTCAAACTTCCGGGTGGAAGAAAAGATCGTTTAAGAAAAGATAGATACTCCTCCTTGATTATGGCTAACATGTCTGCAAGAAAGATATTGCGCACACCTCCACCTCGCGTTTATGATACTATTGGTGGTTTTGCAGGAGGCGTACTGGGCAAAACAGAAGGCCCGGAATATGTAGGGCCGTCTTGGTTCACAGAAGGAATGAAGGATGTTTACTAGTTTGGTGTATAATCAGTTAGATTAATTCTCCAATCATTCCAATTACAATTCAATAGGTAAAAAAATGGCCAAAGACCCAATCCAAGATCAGCAAAAAGCCCAAGCCTTTGTTACTTGGTCTGACGATTCTGGAAAACAACAAGCTCTTGCTGACACCTCAGACAATATTGATTCTTATGATGGTATTCAAAAGGCCACAGCCTATAATCGTAGATCTTTTCTAGATTTAGAACCCAATCGCTCAGTAAGAACTGGCTTTACTAGAGAAGACTATAATCGCTTTCGTGGTGCTGAGTCTGTTCCTCAACGCCAAAAAGAAGCGATAAAGATGTGCATGTCTGCCTATGACAAGGTTGGGATAATTAGAAATGTCATTGACCTTATGGCAGATTTTGCCGGTCAAGGAATTAACATAGTTCATCCAAACAAGAGAATTGAAAAGTTTTTCCGAGCTTGGTTTCAAAAGATCGGAGGAAGAGAAAGAAGCGAAAGGTTTTTAAACACTCTATATAGGTGTGGAAACGTAGTCGTAAAAAGAAGAACAGCTAAAATAAACAAGAGAACAGAAAGACAGCTTCGCTCTATGGGTGAAACTGATATGGATATAATTGATCTCAAAGTTCCCAAAAGGGAAATACCTTGGAAGTTTGATTTCTTAAATCCTCTATCTATTGAGGTTATGGGAAATGAGCTAGCAACTTTT